GTCCCCTGGCTGATCGGTATCATCACCGGCATCGGCTCGTTCGTACAGAACTAAGCTTCGCCAAAAACGGAGAGCAGTGTCCTTTACGCGAGGCGCTGCTCTTCACGGCCTTTATAAATTTCTTTCAGGAGATTCCATCAATGACCCTCGAACTTCTCGGTGTCCCTTATCAGACTTATATCACTCGCGGTGCCAATTACACTGCGAACTCGCTGGGTATCGTCACGGTCACCAATCCGTCCAATTTCGATATCCAGGATCTCATCAACAATGGTTGTGTGTTCAACATGGGCACGGCGGGCGTTCTTCTCGGACGCTTGATCGGCGCAAACATGAACATCACGACCGATCAACCGTTCATCATGACCAAGTTCTCGACCTTGGTTCCGTTCCGCATCGCCAAGATCACTGCGGGCAACGGCTCTGTTTCGTTGACCACGGCAGCAGGCGGCATCTATCCTGCGGCTTCCAAGGGCGGCACCGCCGTCGTTGCGAACTCGCAGGTATACAGCGGAGTGACGGGCGCGTCGTTGATCGTGTCACTCACGATCGCGGCGACTCCCGGCAACACGATTTACGCCCCGAGCACGCAATTGTATCTCAGCTTGACTACCGGTCAAGGTGCTCCGGCGACCGCAGACCTTTACGTCTGGGGCGATTTGCTCGACTAAGCGACTATCCTCCGTCGCGAGCATGAGGCAGCCGGTGTCGTTCTCGGCTGCCTCTTTTTTCGACATCCTCTTTTTTAAGGACATCGTCATATGCACTTTGCAGGTCAAATCCAATTCTCGGCTGAAGTTCAGCATACACTGATACGCGCGGATGGCAGTCGGCAGGTATTTGCCCCGCAGACGCGCATCGTCTCCCGCCCTGTGACGTGGTGGTACAACGTTTGGGCGCAAATGCGAAAGTTGAAGAAATGGCTCGCGGCCATGACTTTCGCCACGTTTCTTCTTTGGATCGAAGCTAACCCGCAAGCAGCACTTCATATTCTGCGAGCGGTCGGCACCAGTCCGCTGGGAATCGTGACGTCGGCGGGAATCAACTATCTCGCGACTACTTTCGTCAACAATACGAACCCGCTGATCAACTTCAATTTCCATACTTATGGAACTGGAGATGTTCACGGATCGACCTCTTCGCCGACTAACGCGACGGCGGCGACTCCGATCGTAGTGACCCAGGCCGGTCATCCTTTCTTCACGAACGATATCATCAAGCTCACCGGCATCACTGGCATTACGGGCATCAATGGAATCTGGGAAATCATCTCCCTCTCGTCGTCGACCTATTCGCTCGATGGGTCGGTAGGCGGTGGCTCCTCCTTCGGCGGCGGCACCAATGCGGCTCAATTGCTCAATGGACAAGCCGACACTGCACTCACGACCGAAGTTGCCAGCATCACGCGCGTCGCTGGTACGCAATCTAATCCGTCCTCGAACCAATATCGTTCGGTGGCGACGGTTGTCTTTACTGGCACGACTCCTCCGCTGACGATTATCGAATGGGGACTGTTGAGCGCTGCGTCTACCGGCACTCTCTGGGATCGTCGTTGGATGAACACCGGCAACGCTCCGTCGACGGTCGGTGCTGCCGCTCTGGTGGCTGCGCCGATTACGATCACGAGTACGGGTGATTCAATCCAGACCACTTATACTCTGACCTGCACTGCTGGCGGCACGTAAACACAATTTAGGAATAAATGGTGGGTGCGTCGGTCCTAATTCGACGCACCCTCTAATTCTGAAATTAGAGGAAGAAATGATCTATCTTTTCAGCAACGGTGCGATGCAGACGACAGCGGCTCCGGTTGTTGTCACTACGGGTGCCGTTATTAAGACCCTCTTACAGGTCAAACCTGGAACTACACAGTTCCTCAAGATTATTGCCTGGGGGATATCATTCGACGGTAGTGCTGCTGCCACCCCAGGCAAGGTAGAACTCATCGAGACCGACGTCGCGGCCACTGTTACTGCTGCCGCTGCCGCTGACATCACGAAGATCGACGCCGAAGCTCTCAATGCAGGTGACCCCACGACCAATATTTTTGCTGTAGGGACCACAAGCACCGGCTACACATCATCCAATGAAGGTTCTATCACAGCAGTTCGCAATTTAGATGCCCCACAGTTGCTTGCTCCGACCGGCAGTTACTATTTCCAGATTCCTCTCGGGCAGGAGGCCGTCATCCAACCAAGCAAATTCGGACGTATACGCGTTACCTTCGGCGCGGCCATAAACGCTTATTGCTGGATGAAGCTGGCAGCGTAGTATTAAGCCTGTCTTAGGAGACTATATGGGTCTTAGTTTTATGACCGGTTTTGAATACCGGATTGCAGGCGAAGGTACACAGCTTGGTACAGGTACTAATTCATTTTCTACAACTGTATTCCGCAGTGGTTCTGCTTCTTGGCGTGCTAACCCGACTGCTACAAACGTATCAATGTCGTTTGAGATACGTCGGTCTGGTGCTCAAGTTAATTTCGCTCAGTCAGTGCGCTTCTATATGCGCCTTGATGTAGCCACCAATCAGAATTCAACAACTTTATTACAAACAGGACCGTCAGGTAACACAGGTTCCCGACTCTCTATTGATATTGCTGGTACTTTGAGAATAGCGTATGGCGATGGCTCTAGCTCCGTCGCCGGAAAAAGCATAACCGCAGGTGATGGGGTTTGGCATCGTATCGATATTGATGCTAACGGTACTAACCGAGATTTATATTTAGATGGTGTTTTGATTGCAAGTGCCACGGGAGCAGTTGCTGCAACAGTTCAGCCTTCATTTGCTATAGGCCCTACAGGCACAAATCCAACAATTGATGTATATTTCGATGACGTCTCTGTCTTCGATTCAAATATCGGTGCTCCCGCCTCAGGTGCTAACAATCAAGTTGTCCTGCTTATACCAACAGCAGGCACTAGCGCTGGGGGTTGGACCGATGGTGCGGGTGGCACAGGCGACATTCACGGATCAGTAGATAACATTCCACCAGCCGGTGTAGCAGCAGGAACGGCAGCAGCTAAGATTAAGAATGCAACTAGCACTACAACGGGCGATTACGTTGCTACCATGCAGAGTTATATTGCTGCTGGTATTCCACCTGGGTCAACTATAAATGCTGCCTACGCAGTCGCCGCACATGGCGAAGAAATCACAACAGGTAATCCTAAACCCGGCGCTGTGTGGATATCTGCTAATCCTTCACAAACAGCCGGGACCGGACCATTTGAGTATGGAAACAATGTAGTCGAAGGAACTTATCCTACAGGTTGGCCTAGCAATCCTGGAGTTGTTGCTTTGGCTCCGTCTGTTACGCTCTCTACTGCGCCGACTGCTACTATTCGTAAGAACCTAGCATCAACGCGCGTAGTCGGATGTTGCTTCTTAGGCATCTACGTTGACTACACTCCACCGCCGATTGCTCGACCCGTCACTGTACTGCAAGCCGTAAATCGCGCATCACGCTGGTAATTCATGGCACGTTTTGGCCGTTCCTTTCCTATTCCACACAAGACTCGCTATATCCTTTCGTCTTCGGGTACGGCTTATGTACAGTCATTTAATGCGACGATGCTGCCGTTCTTCGATCAACGCTCGATACAGACAGGTAAGGTTTCGAGTGCTGCTACTGTCGCTTTAGCTGCCGTCAATACAGGTCGTACTACCAGCCGTTCTACTAATGCAACACGAGCGACGTTCACGTCTTCGATCACAAAATCTATTGCTCGCAACGCAAGCTCTGCGGCAGCGTCGATGCAGCTTTTTGCGGGCGTAGTTACTCGGCAGACGCAACACCTCTACACGGCAGTTTTAATGGTCATCACCGCTACTTGGAATCGTAGTATCAATCCAGTCAAGAACGCTGCCACTGTGGCCTTCTCGACTGTTAGCACGCGAGCGATCGTGCGCAGTGGGACGAGTGCGTCCATTCCGACATTCGCCGCGACCGTGCCCCACTCGATCGCCAAATCAATATCGGCAGCGATGCTCGTGATCAATGGCGTGTGCAGTAAGGTTGCTGGCAAAGTCTCTTCTGCGAAGACGGTAACATTCGCCGGACTTACTTCCGGACACGTTGTCAGCCGGAGCATATCCGCAGCGACGGCTCTGTTCTCTACTCTGACGACACGTGCGATCACTCGTAATAGCACAGCAGCGTCTATGCCTACGTTTGCTGGAGCATCGACCCGCAGCGTCTCTCGGTCAGCGATTTTAGCTGCCATGCGGATGTTTGCAGCAACGTCTCTGCGGACTACCAGGAAAGCGACGAGCGCGACGATGATCGCGATCACGACAGCTTTTAGTGGGCGTGCCATTACTCGTTCTAGCGTGCACGGCGCGACGCTGCCAGCTTTCGGGGCAGGCTCCACGCGATCGATTACACGATCCGCTACTCTCGCATCGATGCGGACATTTGCCGGGACTGTGACGCGAACGATCACGCATTCGATCTCTGCGACGACGTTATCTTGTGTCGGTACGGCCTCAAAGATTATTGGCAAGGTAGGCTCGGCGGCCAACGTAGCTTTCGCGGCAGTCTCTCAAAAGGTGATTAGTCGAAGCACTTCAGCGTCAACCGCCACGTTCTCGACGACCTCTATGCGTTCCACGGTCGCTACGGCTATCTCGGCGACGATGAGCACTTTCGGTTCAACGTCTACTCGTCTTATCTCGCGATCTACGACAGCTACGACAGTAGCGTTCTCGGGTCTTCTTTCCGCCGTCAAAGGTGCCGTCACCTACACGTTTACGGTTGCCGCCTCCATGGTGGTTATGACAGCGACTAGTCTACGAAGTACCGCAAAGACAGAGACTGCGACGACGTCTACATTCTCTGTCAGTAGCACGCGCATCACCGCGCGATCGATTGGATCTTCTGCGGTGTCCTTCGCCGCTACTGCGACACGTTCTACTTTGCATGTAGTCTCGGCGACGCTGCTGGCGACTACTGCGACCTGCTCTAAGGTCGCTGGCAGGTCTGTGAGTGCGGTCTCAAAAGTCTTTGCTGCTACGAGACTCCAAAGCACCACACGTTCCATTTCTGCCGCGACTGTGGTCTTCGCCGCGTCTTCCGCCCGCAATATTTCTCATAGCGTGAGCGCCGTCACTGCCGCGTTTACGGCGACGACTACGCGCATGATCTCTCGTTCGATTGCAGCAACGACGATTGCTTTCTCGGGCCTATTCTCTGGCGTTAAAGGAGCAGTCACTTATATCCTGTCGTTCGCAGCCAGTACGGTGACCATGTCGGCAAGTAGCACGCGCGAGATCATGAAACCGTCGTCTGCAAGTACTTCCCCGTTTAGTACGACGTCAGCACGTCGTACTTCGCGTAGCTTCTCTGCGGCGCAAGCTGCGTTCTCAGCAGCAACGTCCCGCATGATCTCCCGTTCCGTGTCGGCTACGGCTGCGGCTTTCTCCGGATTGTTCTCTGGAGTAAAGGGCGGTGTCCTGTACGTAATCTCGTTTGCCGCGTCGTTGGTCACGTTTTCTGGAACATCGACGCGGACGACGACTTCATCCAAGACTGCAACGACGACTCCAATGGCAGTGACGACCTCTAAGTCAATGTCTCGCAGCGTGTCCGCGCATACGGTCGTCTTATCAGGCATCGCCACCAAAGCGATTGCGCGTAGCATCACGGCGGTTGCTCCGGGATTCTCAGCGTCTTGCAGCAAGCAGATCAATCGTGCCGTAGCGGCAACTATGGTGGCTTTTGATGGCCTACCGTCTTGGTTACACGGCATTCTCGTCCCTGGTCTTGCGATAGTTGCGAGTGCTCTCGCATGGCTGGGTATCCAGTTCAACGCCGGTCCTTCGGCTGGCGTCTCTAGCGGTTCGGCTACCGGTGGAATTTCCAATGCCGGTGGTAAGGCGGATGTCTCCAATAAGCTCGACGGGAGTGGTCAATAGCGAATGCCCTACTACATTGGAAGCCTATCCACGTTGAAGGTGACGTTCACGAACCTCGCCGGGGTGCCGACCGATCCGACTGCGGTTTCCGTGGTTGTGACTGCTCCTGACGGTACAGTGACGACCTATTCTTCTCCGATACACGTGAGCACCGGAGTGTATACGCAAGACGTTCCGGTCACGCAGGTCGGGTCCTATAACTTTGAGTGGTACGGCACCGGCACGGTCGTCGCCGTCAAGCCGAGCACCTTCCAGTCCTATGCGACGCCACTTGCTCCGGCCAATCCGATTGATTTCGTGACGCTCCCGCAATTGAAGTCGTGGATCGAGAGCATGAACTTGGATACCACTACCGACGACGGCATCCTGCAATCGATTATCACCGGCACGAGTCAGGACATCTTGTCGATGATGAGCCGGAGCACGATCTTCAGTACTGATTATCCAGAGTGGTACGACGGCAGCGGATCGGCGACTTTGGCCCTCGATCAATGGCCGATCAATTCTGTGACCACACTGAAGATCAATGGCGTCGTGATCAGCCCTTCTGTCGATCATATGCAGAACGGTTATGTGATCAGCCGTGACAAGAAATTCATTCAACTCGTCGGTGGTGGCGTGGGAATCGTTCCCGGCTTCGGATTCGGTGGAGGCGGCCTCACGTCGGCTTATTCCCGCCATTGCGGCAACGTCTTCACACAAGGGATCAGCAACGTTTACGTCGATTATAATTCTGGATTCGCTACCGTTCCCGCCGATCTCGCCGAGGCGTGCCTGATGATCATCGATCAGGACTATAAGCGCCGTGGCTGGGTAGATCGAGCACAGATTGCTATTCCTCAGGGTGGCGGCACGACGACGTACCGCTCGTGGTCGATTCCGCCTCGGGCGCAAGAGATTATCAATCGTTACACCAGGACGTACCACCCGTAATGCCTCTCTTTGATTCTGTCCTAGAAGGGGGTGATCAACTCCAGGCTGGCTTGGAGAATGCCTCGGATCGCGTCACGCTACGGCTACGCGAGAAGGTCGAGCTTCTTCAGCATCTTCTCGCCGACAAGATCCGCGCGAATCTCTCCGGTCAGATCCTTCAAGTTCGTTCCGGCAAATTGCTCGCTTCGGTGAAAGAACTCCCGCTCGAAGTCAATGGTCTCGTCGTCGAAGGTCCTGTACAAGTTGGCGGTCCTGATATCCCCTACGGTGCAGTATTGGAGAAAGGCGGCACCCACAATTACGACATCGTGCCGGTCAACAAACAGTATCTAGCGTTCGTGGTTGGCGGCAAACAGATATTCACCAAGCTCGTGCATCGGACGCCACTCCTAGCCCGGCAGTACGTCGGTCTCGCAGTTGAAGAAACCAGCCCTGAAGTACAACGCCATTTCGAGTCACTTGATCTCTCATGAATGTTCCCCGCGAAACCATCCTTGAAGCTCTGCTCGGCGTGATCGCTACGGCGACGATCGACAGTCAGCCTGCGTTCGTCACGATCTCGCGCAAGTTCCAGATGTGGGATGCCGTGCCCGGCATACAGCAGCCTGCTTGTTACCTGCGGCAGACTCCAGGCCGTGTCGATCAGAATGAAGACTTCGGACTCAATCGCTGGACTCTCCGATGCGGCATTTGGATCTACGCGAAATACTCACCGACATCCGATACTATCCCTGCTGTCTTGCTCAATAACTTAATCGATGCTGTAGAACGCGCAATTCTTCCGTCGCCCGCTTTCCCGATGCAGACTCTCGGTGGTCTGGTGGTCAATTGTTGGCTTGACGGCGACGTCATCATCGACGAAGGCAATCTCCCCAATGACGATCAGGCGATCGCCGTGCTACCCGTATCCATCCGGACTGGAGTGTGACCCGTGGCTAAAATGACTATCCCCCAGATCAAAAGCACGGCTCTCACGATGCTGGCGATCTTCCTGCTGGCCCCACTCTTTACAGCATGGCAACTCCATGAGATGGGCGAACTCCACATCACGAATCTCCAGGGGTTCAAGGACTTCTGTATCCACGCCGCGACGTCCAGCGGCTGGTTAGCGCTCGGGTGGTTATTTCTCAAGAGCCCCTTCGCCAGTAAGATCACGGAGCTATTGACGTCAGCACACTCTGTTGCGCCAGACGGCACTGAAACTGACAAGACCACAAAGTTGAAGATTACCGAGCCGGTGTTACCGGATCTTGCTCCAAAGTCACCACAAGGTAAGAAGTAACAGAGTTTCGTTTTCATCCAGTACAGCATTTCAATCCAATCCAAACAGGAGAAATCATCATGGCAGCTTATATTCAGATCGGTTCTGGCCGGTTGTTTGTTCGTCCGACCGCAGGCAACTTGGCCACGAATCCTACGCCTCTCCAAGGCTTCACCGTCCAGGATGTTTCGATCGACATCGCTGGCGAAATCAAGGAACTGCGCGGTCAGAATCAATTCCCCGACGACACCGCGACGGTCGACAAGAAACTGTCCGGCAAGTTCGGTATTGGCCGCAAGGATCTGACGATGTTCAACCAGATCTTCTCTGCGGACGTCATCTCGACGAGCGGTCAATCGGTGTATCCGAACTTCCAGACTGCGGTGCCTGCGACTCCGTATACGGTGACGATCGCGCCGCCCGCCACCGGCACCTTCCAGTTCGATCTCGGTGTGTACTACACTGGCACGGGCGTCGAGTTCATTCGAGTGGCGTCGTCTCCCGTCACCGGCCAATACTCGGTCAACGAAGGGACCGGCGTGTACACCTTCGCCGCGCTCGACACGTTGGCGAACGTGACCATCTCGTATTCGTACACTCTCACTGGTCACGGTGCGACGTACCAGATCAATAACCAGACCATCGGTTATGGTCCGCAGATCGAGATCTGGATCGTCGACACTTATCAGTCGCTGACGGTCTCCTCGAATCAGGTCTACAACGTGATCCGTGTTTATGCCGCAAAGGTGAACAAAATCACCATTGGTAACAAGCGCGGAGATTACTCGATTCCCGAAGTCGACTGGGCCGCGTTCGCATCCGCCAGCGGGCGCGTGCTCGATATGTACAGCGTGAACGGATAATTCCGTTTTCTTACTAGCATAAGCCTCGCGATTAGGCTAAGCTGTTACCCATGGCTCGTACCAAAACAATCAACATCGATGGGGAGCAATTCGTAATTGCTCCCCTCACGATCGACCAAGTCGAAGAATATCTGGGCAGTACTCCCGCCGAAGACGCCCCAGCCACGGCATGGCGTGACATCACGCTGACCGTCATCATGAACAGCATCAACAATGCTGCCAAGGATGGCCCCAAGCTGACGCTGGCGGATATGAAGAAGCGCATGGATCTCCTGATGATGAATCAACTCCACACCGCAGTCCTGGAAATCAGTGGTCTCCAGGTAGCCGGTAAGGGTGCTGACGCGGGGGAATCCCAGGCGGTTCAGAAGACGGTAGCAGCAGACTAGACTTCCCGTACTTCCGCAATCGCCTGATCACAGCCGGAGCCGCAACTCTGTTGAGCGTCGGGGACATTCCGTTCCCCGACGCGACAGCGTTGTTCACATATTGGGCGGACTATCCTCCCCCTTCCGAATCTATCCTTATATTGCTGACTGCTTTCACGACATTCAAATTGCCGTCGAATGCCGGGGGCGGTCGTGTACGGAAAATTAGAGAAGAAGACGAAGTCCGTGACTTACCTGGATTAGCTCAACAATTAGGAACCCGCGCAATATCAGGTTCGTCTCTGCCTGACTACATGAAAGAGACGATGAACAAAGAGTTTGGCCTAAACATTCAGTAACCATCATGGCAGACGATTATTCAATCCGAGCTAAGATCACTGGCGACGCGTCCGAGTTTAAGGTCGCGATGGAGACTGCTGCTGCGTCCGCAGAGCAGAATACTGCGCGGATCAAAGCAGAACTCGCAGAGGTCAAAGCTCAATCCGCTATCCTGGCACAGGCGCTCAAGAACGATAGGGATATCCTCGCGGCCATAGGTGAACCTAAAGCCGGTACAGGTGCGGCGGATTTCTTGCCGGGCCTAAAAGAACGGCTCGCTGAGACCGAAAAGAGCTTAGAGGAGACGCAGAAGAAGGCCGCTGCACTCAAAGCAGAGTTAGCTGGTGTGCCTTCGATCGCTGCGGCTGGTGGCGGTGCTGGTCCTCCTAACGGCCCTAATGGCCCCGAACTTACTAAGAAACAACTCGATCTTCTAGCGCAAGCTGCGCAGTCAGCGGCGCGTCAACTCCAGACTCTCCCAGCGATCCAAGAGGAGGTTGCTGCTAAAGTTAATGCCTCCGTAATTGAGATGGCTGCGATCCGCAAACGCGCGGATGCGGAAGTAGCCGAGTCTGCCAAGATTCTCGCCGCAATTCAAGTATCGGGGCTCGCTGAGTCTGGCGACATCAGAGGACAGTTAGCGCTTACTGGGGCCACAGAAGCACATATCCTAGCGCTAAAGACACAGCAGCAGGTTCAGGCTAGACAAGCCGAGGTTACTGCCGAGGCTGCTGCTCGCGAGGAACTCCTCGCACGTGCGACTGCTCAGTCGACGGCTGCGACCGAGGCTGACATTCAAGCTAAGGTCCAGGACGCTATCACCAGTGCGGGTTCTGCGACTGCCGCGCTCCAGATAGCAGACGCACAAGAGGCTACTCTCTCAGGCGCGCGTAAACAAGCTGCCGCGATTGAGCAGGCCAACCAAATCATTCAGCGCTCGTCGACGACTGTCGCTCAAATTCAAGCCGAGGTTGCAAGTCAGACCGGCATCTCTGCCGAGAAGATGGCGACGTACGTCAAGCGTGCGTCTACTGAAGTCAATGAAGCTAATAAGGCTATCGGAGCAAGCCAACTCGCACTTAGTGAATCAATCGCCGCTGGTGACCAAGCCGCGATTGATTCTATGGCAGCGCTTCAGAATACTGCTGCCGGTCTTGCTTCTGGGCTCGCTGCTCTAAAGAGTCAGTATGCCGACATTACTACCTCGCAGCAGGCTGCTGCCGACGCTGCTGCTCAACAGGCATCCGCGCTCGATGTCGTCACTGAAGTCACCACGGCAGCAGCCGAACGTGGCCAGAACTTCGCAGCCATCCAGCAGGAAATCGCAGCAGGTGTCGGCAAGACCTCTGTAGAGTTAGGGGCTACTTATGTCCGTGCAACTGCCGCTGCGCGAGAAGCCACGAATGCTCTCGTCCATGACGCAGAACGTCTCGGTCCAGCGATCCAACAGAAACTTCCCGGCGCAGACGCTGCCTTGGCTACCCTGCGTGCGCAGATGCAGCAGACTCGTCTTGCTGCCGCTGAACTCGCAGCGACGATCAAACTCGTCGAACTCGCCGAGGCTGAATCCACGCCCGCAGCACAGGCTGCCGCATTAGCTCAGTTCCAGAATGCGATCGCAGAAAAGGGGTCTGCGGTTGCGGCGCTCGAAGCTGAAGTCGCTGCTAGGAAACTCGCTGCGGCTCAAGATCAAGTTGCGACGTCGTCAAACGTCGCTCGTGTCGCTGAAGCTGAACTCGTAGGTTCTACGCAGGGCATGATCTTCGCCCTATCGCGTGTCCTTGCTTCCATACCGGCAATCCAGGAAGGGTTAAAACTTCTATTCCCGATTATTACTGCTGTAGCGTTCGCCGAGATCCTTGATCAGACGATCAACAAAGTAGGTGAATTAGCGGACGCGTTCGAGGGATTCGGTAAAGAGGAGAAGGCTCGTCTCGAAGATAATATTCGTGTAGCGCAGAATTCATTCGACACGTATTTCAATCTTCGCGAGAAGCTCAATCAGAATCGTGGGATTGGGTACACCGGAATCCCCAAGTTATCGATTGAGTCCAAGGCCGCCGAAGGAGATCTGAAGCAACTCCAAGGGGAAATGACCCGTTTGGAGACGCAGGCGCAGACTTTACAGAAAGCGCTGGACGCTACCGATTACAGTAAGCTATCGAAGAAGCCTTCGCCGGAATCCGGGGCGAGCGATCCGTTCTTCACGTTACTCGCGCCGAACGTCACTAAGTTCAGTGCTCCGGCTGCGGAGGCGATCAATCGTTTCCAGGGCAGGGAAATTAATCCACAAGTAGGAACTCACGACGAGGTCGAGAAGAACCTTACTGATAACCAAAAGGCACGGGAAGCGCTTCAGGCCAAGATCGATATCGCCAAGAACGCAGAAGCTCCGCGTATCCAGGCTGAAATAGCTGATACTGCCTTTAAGCAAAGCATCGAACTCGAAGAACGACGGATCGCGAAGATCAAGGAGTTCGGAGTCGCCGAGGCAGCCGAGCTACGGAAGCGTGCGCAAGACGAGTTCGTCAACGGCCAGATCGATGCCGATCAGAAGGCTGCCCTTCTCACTAAGGCTGCGGAAGACCAATTCCAAATTGAGCAGACGTACGCGAAGAAACATGATGCGCTGCAAGAGCAACTTAAAGCAAAGGGTGCGACCCCGTCGTTCATAAACGAAGAGATCGATCAGCAGCGTCGTCAGATCGATCTCCAACGCGGACTTGATCAGGTCGACATCCAACGTGCCAAAGATCACAAAGCCGAACTAAATAAGATCAACGAAGAGCATCTCAAGCAGATCACCGACAAACTCCCCGAGGTCGAGGAAGCCGCGCCTGAGGGCCACGGCAAACAGGCCGGGCTCGCCTTCCTCCAGGAACAGCAGGCAGCGATCCAGAAGCTCCCTAAGAGTGACCTGGAAGAGTACCAAAAAGCCGTCGAATACCTCGCGAAGGCGATCCCTCGCCTCATGGGTGCAGCTTCTAAAGAAGCTGAGGAAGCCGTCAAGCGTTCTGTCGATGAACAGTACCGTGCTTGGGAGCGTGGCGGCGAACGGACTACCGTACAGATCATCCAGTTTTGGAGTGCTGTCCGTGCGATCAATGCCGACAACATCGCTGTCGTCAAGGAAGCCGACGAAAAGATCACCCAGTCGACCGAGAAGTTCCGGGAGAACACTCGTAAGGTCAACGAAGAGATCGAAAAACAAAACGAGCTACGTCGTGAGGGCGTGCTCATCGCTGAAAAAGCGAACATCGAACAGAAGTACATCACCACACCTCCTGCATCTCTTAGCCCATTCGCGCCTACGCCGGAGCAGCAGCAGAAGCAAGAGGTCGGCAAAATCGATCTCAGCGCGATCCAATCGAAGATTGCCGCTGTTAATGAAGAATTAAGGATCGAAGAGGAAGCCAATCGTACTGCTACAGACAACTACGCGAAGCTCCAAAGCAAGAAGCTCGCACTAGAGAACGAGTTCCTTGCCAAGAGTAGGGCTCTCGAAAACGAAGCTCTCAAGGATCAACTCCAGAATTACCTCCAGTACATTCAGCAGATCGACCAAGCTTTCCTCAAAGGCATAAACGAGTGGGTCTTTAGCCAGAAGCGGTTCAGCGTGGCGATGATGGATGCCTGGAAAGGCATCGTCACCAGTGTCGTCCAGGACATTGAGAAGATCACGATCAAGTGGATCGAAGCCCACTTGATCATGAGGGCGCTCAACAAAATAGTCGGCCCGCAGCCTCAGTTCAATCCCGGTGCCGGGCCGGGTCACGGATATGGGCCACCTACTCCTCTTGGAGTTCCTGGCACTGTGCCGACACCGGTCACTATCGTTGGTGGAGGTGGTATCCTCTCCGGCAATGGCGGTTTGTTAGGCACTGGCGGCATCCCCAGAATCGGGACTGGACCGTTGGGCGGTAGCGACCAGCAACCAAAAGAGTACGACGAGTATGGCTTCCGAAAGCGTCCGAGTTCGGCATTAGGTGTTGCCGGTGAGGCTCTAGGGGCACTGGGTGGTTCAAAGGGAACGGGTGCCGGAGCGGGCGACGACGCCTCTTTGCAAATCGGAGTCGCGGCAACCCAAAAAGCAGCCGCTGAGGAACAGACGATTTGGCAGCAATCTATCCAAAAGTATCTCGGATTTAATCAACAAAAGTTAGTCTCCGATCAGGTCACAGCGAGTCGGCAGATTGCAATCGATACTTCCGAGAATACACAGAAGGAGGTGATGTCTGCTAGGTCTTCTGCGATCGAAGCACAACAAGCCACATTCTCGGTAACACGCTATGAGGCGATGAAAGAGACCGAGGTCGGTGTCACTGCCGCGACCGAAGCTCAGAAGACGGCGTTGACGGCTGCCGGGGCATCGGCGAGCGCTGCTGCGGAGAAGACCGCAAACTCTACCAGTATCCTTGGATCTGCCAAGAAAGCCTACGCTGCCGTTAGCGCGAACGAGGGCATCAACTCGATTCCCTTCATTGGCCCGGCGTTAGCGCAGGCTGCTGGCGTCGCGGCCTTCGGAGCGATCCTGGCCTTTGGCGCTTACGAAAAGGGCGGTATAGTTGGTGCTGCTCCGACTCTAGCTTTGCTCCATCCTCACGAGATGGTTCTCCCTAAGAATATTAGCCAGAGTGTGCAGTCTATGGCTGAAAACGGTGGAGGGCAGGGAGGGCAGGGAGGCAGCGAAGTACACGTTCATTTCCACAACACGATACACGCGCTCGATCACCAGGGCATGGACCGTGTGCTGGACAAACACGGTAAAACACTCGTCCGTTACGTCAAGTCTGAGATGCGCGCCGGGAGATTCGCTTAATGCTTCCTATCTTTCCCCAGGCTGGTAGACCCGGTCTCGGCTATCCCGTGGTACGTCGTCCGTATTTCTCTACAATTGTGACTACGGCTTCGAGTGGTACGGAAGTCCGCATCGGGAATTATCTTTATCCACTGTCGGAGTGGGATTTATTGTTCGAGGGGCTCAAGGCCGATCAGTTGAATCAGACCTTGCAGACACTTTACGGCTTCTACGTCAGTAACTACGGCAAGTTTGGTGCGTTTCTTTTTGAAGACTTGACTGACAATACCACTAGTCCTGACCCTACGAATCCTACCCCTTCTATCATCATCGCGGACGGAGTAACGCAGAAGTACCAGATCGGGCGCTGCTGGCCAAACGGCGGATCGACCGGCTTTGAGCCTCTGTTCGATCTGAATGGAACTCCCACGGTGACTCCGACTCCGTCTTCGATTAGCACCAATGGCTTGATGGATTTCGGTGGAGCCTTGCCGGTCGGCACGCAAATCAAGATGGACTTCAAGTATTACTGGCGAGTGCGTTTCGCCGACGATGACTTAGAGTTCAGCAATTTCGGCCAATATTTGTGGGAAATGAAGAAGCTTACTCTCCGTCAGGTGCGCACGTCATTATGACCTACCACTCTATCTCTTGGAGTTCAGGCTTCTCGTCTAAGAGACATATCTGGACGCATAGTCTTCCTGGACAGGACTGGTCTGTATGCCGATAGTATCTCCTGATCGAATCGACGATCGGCCAGCCTTCCTGGCGATAACACGGCATCTCTCCCCCACAGAGTTTGCAGGGGAGAGTCGCCGGGTAAGTAGACGTGCTCATGGATCAATAGTACTACAAATGAGTAAGAAATCATGAAAGCCGCCAGCCAACAGTTGATCGACTTCCTCGCCAACCTGTCAGAGAACGAACCTGACGCGGCAGTGTGGATCGTCGACCTGTACACGTTCACCTTGACGAACGGTCTCGTCCTCAACTGGTGCTCGTGGGATCAGCCCATTACTCTTCGGCAGGGCTCCATCACCGGAGCGCAGTTATCGGCAGGAGGAGTTGGCTCGCGTGTTGGCGATACCTACGTCTTGAATGCTGGAAACAACGATGCCATCATCGAAGCCCAAGCGGTCGACGGCATCGGCGCGATCACGCAGTTCACCTACAACGCGCTCTCTACCGATTCCGCCAACAGTCCCGGCACCGGCTATCAGATCTGGAATAACGTCACCGTCTATCCTGGCGGTTCGCAGCCCGGTCAAGGCTCTGGAATCCTCATCAACATCACAGCCGTCAGCGGAACAGTCACCTACGAAGTCCTCTCTCCGGCCACTCCCGACGTGCCTGCTATCGAGCGTTCCAAGATCAATAGCACGGTCGGCCTATCTGTCGATGACCTGACTGTGACGATCGCGTCGACGCCGACCGTGCAGATCCCAGCAGGCAGCGGCAATAGTCTCCTGTCTGCTTTGCAATCCGGCACGTTTGACGGCGCTCAAGTTTCCGTGCAGCGCCTGACGATGCCTCGACCGGGCGATACGAGCCTCGGCACCGTCATGTGGTTCCGAGGCACAGTAGGCGATATCCAGGACATCACGAAGATTGGTGCCAAGATCATCGTCAAAGCATTGACGGAATATCTGAACATCAACATGCCCAAGAACCTGTTCCAGCCTGGGTGTCGACACACGTTATTCGACGTGGGCTGTACTCTGAATCCACAGAATTTCACAACGGCTGGGAGCGTTCAAAGCAATCCGGCACCGACCGTCATTTCCTTTGCAACGAGCTTGACGGCTCCCGGCCCCATTCCAGGCCCGACTGCCAGTGTAGGACTTTCTCAGACCGGCATTACTGGAGTGAATCTCGCGACAACGACCTATTACGTGGTCGTCACTTACGTTACCGGTGTAGGCGAGACTGGCCCGTCACCAGAAAGCTCAAGGACGATCGGTTCTGGAAACAGCAATACGCAGAATCAAGTGCTCATCGTCGACTCGCCGCCTCCCGCAGCCGGAGTGCTCGGCTATAACGTCTACATTGGCGAACAATCCGGCCAATGGCAATTGCAGAACGGCGGCCCTATCCCTATCGGCCAAAGTTTTACGATGGACGGTGATGGGCTGGTACAGGGCGTGCCTCCACCGAGCGACACCACCGGCTATTACACGCAAGGAGTCATCCTCTTCACTAACGGGGCGAACGCTGGAGAGAGCCGCTTCATCGTACGCTACGGCGACGACACCACTGGTCGTGGAGTCGTGACGATCATTGATGCACTGCCGGTCACGCCCAATCCCGGCGATACCTTCATCATCCGTCCTGGCTGCGACAAGCACAGTTCGACTTGTCAGAATAAGTTTAATAATCTTATCCACTTCGGTGGCATGCCGTTTACGCCTTCGCCGGAGACCTCGTTCTGATATGTTTCCCGACTCTCCATCGATTCGTCAGCAGGTCATCGAAGAGGCCGAACGCTGGAAGGGCACCCCCTTCCTCCACAACGCCATGGTTCGCGGCTGCGGTGTCGGCTGCGGGACTCTGCTCATGGGCGTCTATGGCGCGCTAGGCGTCCCTGTGCCGACTCTCGACGAGTTAGGACATTTCCCTCGTGACTGGCACCAGCATACAGACGAGGAACGCTATCTGAACATCCTCCTCAAGTACTCAAAGATCGTCGCAGCGCCTCAGCCGGGCGATATGGTGCTCTTCAAGATGAAGCGGGTCTACGGTCACTCTGGCCTTATCACTACGTGGCCTCACCTGATTCATGTCCTCTGGGGCAGCACCGTGCAGGGCGCGAATGCCGATCAGATGCCCTTGCAGAAATA